GAGATGGCATTTAAACGAGGTTATAACGTAGCAGCTCGTGTACATGTTTACTTGTTTGGTAATGCAATAGGAACTTAGAATATGTTTAAATTTATATCATCATTATTTAAAAAGAAGGAAAAAGTAGAACTGGACGTTCCTAATTATCCTAATATTAAAGAAATGGAAACAATTAAAGATAGTTATCATAACGAGCAACATAAAAAAGCAATGCAAGCACAAATTACTGAAGATTTAGTTAACCGAGTTAGGAGAAACATGTGAAAAACTTTTTTAAGAAAATAACAGGATTAGACAAAGTAGAAGAACAAAAGGCAGAAGTAGAATCTGAAAAGATGGAACTTCTTAAACAGCGTGATCCTAAAGACTATCACACACGCAAGAAGGAGCCTTGGGTAAATGTTATTGATGTTAAAGTTAATGAAGAGAATGTGCGTAATGGCTTCTTTGAACTTGACTGGAATGAATACTTTATCGCACAACTTGTTGAAGCAGGTTACGGTGTCGAGAATGATCCAGAAGAAGAAATTGTAGATAGATGGTTCCGCGATATTGTCCATAACATGCTCGAAGCAGATGGCCAAGACACCAATCGAGGCGCTGGCTATATTAATGTAGTTCCTATTGCTAAAGGTAAGTCAGAAGTTAGTTGACATCTATAGTAAATGGTGTTATAATAAACTATAATTTAATAAAGGACATACCTTATGAGTACATATGTACTAGTAGACACAGCAAATACCTTCTTTAGAGCACGACACGTAGTACGTGGCGATATTGATACTAAAGTAGGTATGGCATTGCATATCACACTTAACAGTGTTAAGAAAGCATGGAATGACTTTGATGCTGATCATGTTGTGTTTTGCTTAGAAGGTCGTAGCTGGCGCAAAGACTATTACGAGCCTTACAAGCGTAACAGGCAAGTGGCACGTGATAAACTAACTCCTACACAAGCAGACGAAGATACTGCGTTTTGGGAGATCTTTGACGAGTTTAAGAACTTTGTTACAGACAAGACTAATTGTACAGTGATGCAACACAAACGTCTAGAAGCAGACGATCTTATTGCAGGCTGGGTACAATCACATCCTAATGATAAGCATGTTATTATTAGTACTGATGGCGACTTTGCACAACTTGTTAGTCCTACAGTACGTCAATACAATGGCGTTAGCAATGTAACTATTACGCACGAAGGTTACTTTGATGACAAAGGACATCCTGTAATAGATAAGAAGACTAAAGCAGCAAAGCTTGCTCCTGTGCCTGACTTTATGTTGTTTGAAAAGTGTATGCGCGGTGACACAAGTGACAATGTGTTTAGTGCTTATCCTGGTGTACGTACTAAAGGTACTAAGAATAAAGTTGGTCTTAACGAAGCATATGCAGATAAGCATACAAAAGGTTACAACTGGAATAATATGATGCTACAGCGTTGGACTGATCATAACGGTGACGAGCATCGTGTACTTGATGACTATCAGCGTAACGTAGTACTATGCGACTTAACTGCGCAACCTACAGATGTTAGAGAGATTATTGATTCAGTTGTTGCAGAACACATGACACCTAAGACTGTGTCACAAGTAGGTATGCGACTTATGAAATTTTGTGCTAAGTGGGATATGCAACGAATTGCAGATCAAGCTACTTATTACACTGAGCCGCTATCAGCGAGGTATCCTGCAATGGCTATAACAGATAAACATACAGATTGGGTATAATTATGACATTAAAAGCAAAGTCAGTATTAAAAGATAAGTTTTGGATTATCGAAAGTGGCGAAGAACGTATTGGCACTATGACGTTAAATGATGATCGTTATATGTTTAGCAATCGTATAGAAACTTGTTTCTTTGAGAACACACATGAAATGAAGAAACGGTTTGGATCTGATATTGTATGGAACGATATTACTCCAGTAGCAAAAGAAATATCTGAAAAGAACTTTGTTGTACATGGGTTTCCTACTAAAGTAAATCCGTACAATACTATGTACGATGTAAAACGTAAGCTACCGTTGTTTACTAAAAGTACTAAAAGTAAAAGTGCGTATTGTGCAGGCTACTATGTTATTAAGTTCGATAAAGGATGGGTTAAAAGTTTCTGTCCTAAGCTAATTACTATCGAACGTAACGATTATCGCGGACCGTTCAAAGCAGACTTAGAAATGCGTCAGGAGTTAAGCCGTGTCAACCGTTGAGCCATTAAACACTATTCCACTTCAACAGTTTTTACAAGCTGTTAAGGCAGCAGAAGCTGCTAATGTAAGAGAAATGAAGCTGGATATGAACACAGCTAAGAACTTAGCATTTACTCTTGGCATTGTGATGAGTCGACTACACGGCGATTTAGAGCTGTTAGTAAAGCAGTCTGCCGGGAGTAATGACGAAGTGATTAATATTACAATGGATGGTGGTTCAAAGTTTTAACTACGTAGATAACTCTAAATAGATAAATATATGCGTAGTTAATTAAAAGGAATTACGCATATGAGTCGGCCAAAGCCCACAGTTATTTTAGAGAATATTAACAGCACTACTTATAAAAGTGAACAAGTACTTGATGCAGAAGCTATTTGGGCAGTGTTTTATAAAACTAAACCATTTAACTTAAAGAGTGCTAATGCACTTACAAACTATCCTGGACCTAAGTATAAGAAAGTTAGTTTTTCTAATCCAGGACATGCACATAATCTTGCTAAGAAATTAAACGAGTTATTTCGTTGTGAAGACTTTGCAGTATATAAACTTACTGCTGGTGAACTTGTGACAGACGAATGAACTGGAAAGAAACATATACTAAGATTTTTTTAAAAGAACTTGGTAAAAGTACTAACGATTTAACTGTATCAGAGTATATGCCAATTTGGTGGCAGAACAACAGAAATAAAGGCTCAGGAGGTTTGCGTCTAACTGATACTGGATTCGAAGCACTTATGACGATAGAGTTAGCTACATACGATATACCGTTTGCTAGAGATATGCCACTTACTACACAAGTTATTATCTTCTTGGATCAGTTTATCGACTGTCCGTATTATCTTACTAAAATGGGCATTACAGTAACTAACGAAAAGAAAGCAGTTGAGTTAACACTGTTTAGTGGCGACTTACGCAAATACGGCTTAACTAAAGCTATGAATAGACATAAAGAATAAATATATAACAAGAGACTACTACTATGGCATATTCAGAAAAAGTTATTGATCATTACGAAAATCCCCGTAATGTAGGTAAGTGGGATCCTGCTAAGAATATTGGCACTGGAATGGTTGGTGCGCCAGCCTGCGGCGATGTAATGCGTTTACAAATTAAAGTGGACGATAATGGCATTGTGGAAGACGCATGTTTTAAAACATACGGTTGCGGCAGTGCTATTGCAAGCAGTAGCTTAGTAACTGAAATGATTAAAGGTATGACACTAGATGAAGCAGATCAAATAAAAAACACAGATCTTGCGCATGAACTTGCTTTACCGCCAGTTAAAATACATTGCTCAGTACTAGCAGAAGATGCAATTAAGGCAGCAGTTGCAGATTATAAGAAAAATAACCCATAAAAAGGTAAGAAAGTGGTTGACTAATCCTTAAAACGGTGCTATAATAGTTACATAAGTTAATTAAATGCACTAAGATAAAAGGGAAAACATTATGGAAACTACACGTACAGTTACTCCAAATGGCGCTAAAGCAAGTATTAAACATGCACTTACTAAGAAACGTCCTATCTTTTTATGGGGACCTCCAGGTATTGGCAAGTCTGATATTGTAGCACAAATTTGTGAGGGCTTCACAAATTCTAAATTAATCGACATTCGGTTGTCACTTTGGGAACCTACAGATATTAAAGGTATTCCATACTTCGACAGTAACTCAGGCACAATGGTGTGGGGCGCACCAAGCGAACTTCCAAGTGCAGAATTTGCGGCACAGTATGATCACATTGTACTTTTCCTAGACGAAATGAACTCGGCAGCGCCAAGTGTACAGGCGGCAGCATACCAGTTGATCTTAAATCGTAAAGTTGGTACTTACACACTTCCAGATAATGTAATGATTGTTGCGGCAGGCAACCGTGAAGCTGACAAAGGTGTTACTTATCGTATGCCTGCTCCGTTAGCTAATCGCTTTATCCACTTAGAATTAGCAGTAGACTTCAACGATTGGTTCCAGTGGAGCGTAATTAATAATGTCCATACAGACGTAGTAGGATACTTAACGTTTGCAAAGAAAGACTTATACGATTTTGACCCTAAGTCTCCAAGCAGGTCCTTTGCAACTCCGCGTTCGTGGTCCTTTGTATCAGAATTATTAGATGACAACTTGGACGATACAACAACTACTGATTTAGTTAGTGGTGCTATTGGCGAAGGGTTAGCAGTTAAGTTTATGGCACACCGCAAGATTGCTGGACAGATGCCTAATCCGAGTGACATTCTATCAGGCAAAGTAAAAGAGCTAAAGACTAAAGAAATTAGTGCAATGTACTCCTTAACTGTATCTCTTTGCTACGAGTTAAAGGATGCCGCTGACAAAAATGATAAGAAGTTTGATGACAAAGTTAACAACTTCTTACGCTTTTCAATGGATAACTTCGATACTGAATTAGTTGTTATGGGTATTAAGCTTGCCCTAACACAGTATAGCTTGCCCATTGATCCAGACGAAGTAGAATGTTTTGATGAATTCCATGAGCGTTATGGTAAGTATATTAAAGCAGCCCAGGCTGCTTGATACTAAAAGGACGGGTTCTTTTGAGTTCGTCCTTACTTTATGGTTGACAAGTCGTAAATTATATGCTATAATATATGTATAAGTTAATAAAGAAAGGGCGAGTATAATGAGTACTAAAGACACACAAAGTAAAATTAAAGGCTTTACACCAGACCCTAATATTACACCCGAAGCATTAGAAGAGATGCGGTTAGTAGTACTTGATCGTATTATTACTGCACGTATCGGGTTGCTATTGCGTCATCCTTTCTTTGGCAACATGGCTACACGGTTGCGTATTGTTGCTGCCGATGAGTGGCTAGGTACTGCCGCTGTTGATGGTCGTAACTTGTACTACAACACACAATTCTTTAATGCAATGAATAATAAAGAGATTGAGTTTGTTGTTGCACATGAAATTTTACACATGGTATTTGATCACATAGGTCGCAGAGAAGATCGCAATGCAATGATATACAATATTAGCGCAGACTACATTGTAAACAATACACTAGTACGTGATGGTATAGGAACAATTCCAAGCATTGTAGATTGTTATCAAGACTTTAAATACGAAGGTTGGACATCAGAAGAAGTATATGACGATGTTTACGACAAAGCAAAAGAAATGGGCGACGAATACCTAAAGCAGCTTGGCGAAATGCTTGATGAACATCTTGAAAATGGTGAAGACGCTGGAACAGAAGACAGCGGAGAAGGCGAAGATACTAACGGTAATGCTACTAGTTCTAAGAAGCCTACATATAGCAAAGAAGATATGAAAAAGATTAAAGATGAGATTAAAGAGAACATGATCTCAGCGGCGCAAAGCGCAGGTGCTGGTAACGTACCTGGCGAAGTTGCACGTATGATTAAAGAACTAACAGAGCCTAAAATGAACTGGCGTGAAATACTACGTCAGCAAATACAAAGCACAATTAGAAGTGACTATACTTTTACTCGCCCAAGTCGCAAAGGACAAATGAGTGGAGCTGTACTACCTGGAATGGACTTCCAAGATACTATTGACATTGCTGTTTGCTTAGATATGTCAGGTAGTATACAAGATACACAAGGTGCAGACTTCTTAGGCGAAGTTAAAGGCATTATGGAAGAGTATCAAGACTACAATATTAAAGTATGGTGCTTCGATACTAACGTATACAACGAACAAGACTTTAGTTCCGATAATGGTGAAGACTTATCCGACTACGAAATTATAGGTGGTGGCGGTACTGACTTTATGGCAAATTGGACATACATGAAAGAAACAGGATACGTTCCTAAGAAGCTTATTATGTTTACAGACGGGTATGCATGGGATAGCTGGGGTGATGCAGACTACTGTGACACAGTGTTTATTATTCATTCGCACCACGATAAGAACTTACAAGCACCCTTTGGACATACAGCACATTACGATGAAGCAGCATGATCAAAAATAAAATACCAAATCCATTAAATGTATTCGATGTGAGGCAAGCTAAATCAGCGCCGCCGCACTTCGAGTACGTTAACCTGCCTATGACATATAATATCGAAGGTACTATTGTCAAGTGGGTAAACAAAAACTTAAAGCACCGTTTTTATGTTGGAAAGAATGTAACATTAGATGGTGGCAATAAGCTAACGCAAGTACTAACAGTGGGCTTTGAAGAAACAAAAGACATGAGCTTTTTCATGTTAGCTTGTCCACATTTAAAGTACAAATAGATAAACAGCGCATATATACTATACAAGGAGATAATTATGAGCGAAGAAACTAACGTTGAAGTAAATGTAGAAGAGGCCCAGGCGGCAGCATCAGCAGCTTCCCCAGATGCACAAGGTCCCGACTTAACTGTTCAGGATCTCCAAGCATTAAAAAGCATCATTGATGTTGCAAGTCAAAGAGGCGCGTTTAAGCCTAATGAGATGATGACTGTTGGACAAACTTATGGTAAGCTAGAAACATTTTTAGAAGCTGTTTCACAACAACAACCAGAACAAGGAGCATAATATGCTAAAGCATGTAGGCCGAATGGCTCAAAATCAAAGACGAGTAATAGTAGCATACAAAGTATTACCAGGCGAACCTGATCAATGCGTTGTAGTTACTACTGAAAATTTAGAAGCTGCCGATCACGATTCGCTAATTAAGTGTGTTGAATCAGCAGCAGGTCAAGACGCAGATGACTTGGCGACTGTTATGATGCGTACTAATTTACCAGACGGCAGTAACATGCTTGCACGTTTTCATACACAAGGTAAGATGGTTAAAGTTAAAACAGCAGATGTTGAGATGATTCCTAATCAGAATTCAACTATTTTACTTAGTGACCTTAATGAAGCTATTGCAGCACAAAAAGGTGTAAGTGTTGCAGACTTAGCTTTAAAAGATGCTACCGGTAAAACTAAGCAGCCATCAAGCGTGACAGCACCAGCAATTACTGCTAGTGAAATGGCAGCTATGGCACCTAATGTTGCTCCTGTTGCAGAAGATGGCGTAATTACAGATGATATACTTGCGGCACAATTTCGTTCACAAGCAGATCGTATGAGCAAAGAAGCTGCTGCATTACGTAGACAGGCAGAAGAATTAGTACCTACTGTAAAGAAAGCCGCTAAGAAGACTACTGCAAGTGCCTAAAAATAAGTTACCGCCCGAAGTAATTAGTCAATGGCCTGAGATATTCAGTGATGTTGAAATAAAAGCTGTTCCTATCGAGTATATCCATAGTGTCCATGTTTACTTCCATGATGGAAAGATCTGGGAGATAGATATGGACAAAACAACAGAATCTATGTTTATGGCAGATCACGGCGATGCGGGAGTAATAGAACATAGTTTAGAAGTATTTCTAGCGGAATATAATGAAGAAATATCACATGTTGATTTTCGTCTAAATACTGCGAAGGTTGTTTCAGATGTTAAAAAACGAACTAAAACTTTTATGAAGAAGCGTAAGTAGTCTTGAGTTATCTTTTAGATTGTATAAATACTAGTAATAAGATATTCCAGGAGTTAAACACATGGCATTACGTCTAAGACGCGGAACCGATGCAGAACGGTTGAATATAACACCCGTAGAAGGTGAGTTAATCTACACTACTGACACTAAATTGTTATATGCTGGTGACGGCTCAACTGTTGGCGGTACTGTAGTAGCAGGAGCAGGTGGCGCATCAACTACGTTATCTGGATTAACTGATACTGACTTAGCGGGACTAGCTAATAATAATTTATTAGCATATAATACAGGTACTAGTAAGTGGGGTCCAGCTGGAAGTATAACTGTCAGTAGCGTAACAGGCAATTTAGTTGGTAACGTAACAGGCAATTTAGCTGGTAACGTAACAGGCACACAAGATGGTATCATTGGCGGAACAACGCCTGCGGCTGTTACAGGTACTGTTATTACAGCGAACACAAACTTTATTGGACCGTTAACAGGTAATGTTACAGGTAATGTTACAGGTAATGTTACAGGTAACGCTACAGGCGCACACTTAGGTACATTAGACGGTGACGTAACAGGTAGTGTGTTTGGTGATGACTCAACAACTATAGTCGATGGCACTAATAACAAACTTAATACTCGTGATTTAAACTTTATAGCTGACGGAAATATTACAACAGGCGGCGCAAGAATAAACATAGGATTTACTGATAGTACAACAAATCCTATACTTGCTCATTGGAACCCATTACCCGGAATTGTTGCTCGTACATACGGAATTGCTGACGCAAACAGCGGTGCTGAATCAGTTGTTAATGTTTCTAGAGGATCATTAACAACTCCTACAGCATTAGTAGCTGGCGACCTTATACATGGTCAATTTTTTGCAGGATGGAACGCTACTACTGCAAACTATACAGCTTCTACAGCAGTTTCTCATTTAGTTGACCCTAATGGAACAGTAGCTGGAAATAATGTTCCTGGTATGATAGTTATCCAAACAATAGCAGACGGCGACCCAAACAATACAGCAACAGCTATGACATTAGATAGTGTCGGTGCAGTAAGCGTTGGCAGAGATCTTGTACAAGCAAGAGCTACTTTGGACATCGGCGGCACTATGGCATTAAAAATATTAACTGTCGCTCCACCTACTCCTGTTGAAGGCATGATTTGTCTTGCAGATGGAACCACTTGGAACCCATTATCTAATGGCTTTCCTAGTATAGTTGCATATTTAAGTAGCGGATGGAGAGCAATGGCGGTCGGTGCATAATCAGATAGAGTATAATTTATCACAGTGGCTGATGCGAGTTCGTCAGCCACGTGATACATTAAATAATTATCCAATTTGTCCTTATGCTAGGACACTTCCTAAAATTATACAAACAAACAAACTAGAAGAAGAGATATTTAATCTCTGCACTTCGGCGTTAACAATCGTTTGTGAAACTAGTGTTAACTCTACACCTGAAGACTTAGAAGTATTGTGTGATAAGTTACACAGTGTACATAACGATTATTATTTCCTCCCAGATCATCCAGATAAAAAAACATACATACAAGGTATCGAAACAGGTAACGGGCACTATCCGTTAGTTATTGTTCAAACCAAATCAGAGCTCGACGCAGCAAGAAGTAAGCTAAGTAAAACTAATTACTATTCCTATTGGGATCAAGATTACTTAAAGGAGATACTTGCATATGGCGATATGGACGGAGTGGGACAAACTAACTAATGTAATACTAGGCGACTGTCACGAGCCTGGTAGTTTTGATCACCTTATTGATTCAGAGAGTGTCGGTGGATTTAATCTAATACTAGAAGAAACCAAAGAAGACTTACTAAAGTTAGAAGAAAAACTAAAATCTTACAATTGTAATGTAACGCGCCCAACACTAATTCCCCCAAAAGAAACACATTTAAGTTCCTTTGATATACAACTTCCTAATAGTCCTTTAGTACCTAGAGACCAATACCTCGTTATAGACGAAACTATCTATCAAACATATACAAGCCTTACTGATCGATATTTTGATGGGCTAAGTTTTTATAAAATATTTCAAGACCTCTTTGATAGCGGCTATAATTGGATTGCACAACCTACTCCTAATCTTGTTAACTTAGACCCTACTACAAAATGGTGGATCGACGGTAAAGATGTTTATCATGATTTATTAAAAGAAAAGATTTTATGGCATACTGCCACTATGTTTAAAGCAGGTGATAAATTAATAACTAATATGCAAGGACCAGGTACTAATAAAGGATTAGAATGGTGCCAGCGTAATATTAGAGACGTTAGCATTATTGCAAACGATAGTACATGCATGGACGGATGGGGACATATAGATCACGGATTCTTTTTTGTAAACGACGAAACTATTATCTGTGATAATAAAAGTTGGATTCCTAGTTATTTGCAAGATAAGAAGATAATAGAAATAGGATCCTACTTAAAAGACAGCTACTCTATTATAGAAAATTACGCTAAAGACTTTAAAAGCACTCAGGGAATTTATAGTAAAGAATGGTTAGAAACATACTTAGATAAATGGCGCGGCTATGATCAAGAAATCCATTTTGATACTAACGTACTTGTATTAGATCATAACTTAATATTGTTTAGCAGAGAAATTCCAGAATTATTTCGTATGTTAAATTCACACGGAATCGAGTGTGAAAGTGTGCCTATGCGACATGGTACTTATTGGGAGTCGGGCATACATTGCTTAACACTTGATGTTTCGCGTGATGGATTACGTCGAGAGATTTTTTAAAAGTACTTCAAAATACTCGTCTGTAGCATTTAGTGGTATTACATATAACATCTGATCGTCATCATCGTTTCGAATCATAAAATGCAACCCGAACGTATTAATTATTTGATAACCTGCTTTTGAAAATACAGCTCTTGCTTTTTCTTTTAATGTATAATGGTTAGCAAGTATTTGTTCTTTTTCTAAAATATCTATGTATTTAAGAGCACTGAGTATTCCAGGCATTGAATAAGTGTAAGTAAATCCGTGTGTCCAATTAAAGTTCTTAGGCAATGAATCGTGTATTTTGTCATTGTACAAAACTAAACTTAAAGGAAAAGTGCCTGCTGTAATAGCCTTGCCCATTGTTGAAATATCCGGTTTTACAGGTAAGTTTTTCCAACCAATATAGTTTCCTGATTTCCCGCCACCCATAAAGACATCATCAATAATTAATATAACATCATGCTCTTGTTGTATACGTGTGAGTTTATTCCAAAATTCTGTAGTGCATGGATCCATGTTGCCGCCGTAGGAACAAGATTCTACTACTATGCAACTAACGTCATTCCACTCATCTGGAGAATATTCAAAGTCTCTTGGAATACGTGTGACTCCTTGGTAAGCATCCATATGGTAAAAAGGATTTTCCATTAAGTTATCTGCGCCTAGGCTACTAGTGAGCATTGTGCTGCCGTGATATGCTTTTTCAAAACTAACTATTCTTTTTTTGTTATAATTGCCTTTAGTATGCTGATATGCAAATGCGAGCTTAACTGCTCCTTCGTTTGCGTCACTTCCAGACAAAGCGTAAAAGCTTCGGTAGCCGGCACTAATTTCAAATAGCTTGTCTGCTAATAAGACACTAGCTTGATTTAATCTAGGCTTGTCGTCTCTCATAAATGCAAGTTCTGCTATTTCTGGTTTTATAGTTTTAAGTTGCTCAGTTACATGATCGATAATGTCATGGCGGTTGTAACCTAATACAAAACATCCGAAATGTAATATAGGATCTACTATTTTTTCGCCGTCAACGATAGTGCCATAGTCCCAATAAGGTGGCGCAGGATAAACGGTATCTGGTTGTGTATCTGGTACTAATCCTTTAAAACTCATTTAAAATATCTCCTGTCAATAGTAGCAATTACAGTAAGTCTATAATTGGATGTTTTATTCCATACTTCGTGTCTAGCATCTGGATGAAAGCAAAACCATTCGCCTTCATGCAAATATTTAATTTCGTTGTCTATTTTCATGCCGCATTCGTTTACGTCAGTTGTTGGTATAACAACACCTGCTACACAATTGTAATGTTTTATTTCTTCACCGTCAATAATATCATAAGGGTCTTGATGCGGAACTATTACCCCTTTGGGTCTGATAAAATTCATAGAGAAATTAGTTATTCCTCTGCAAGTTTCAATCATTGCTAGTGTTTTTGGAAACTTTTCTTTAAAATGAATACCACCGGGGTCTGAATTAATAATAGGTATTGTCCTCCAATTATCTTTAACTCCAGTTCCGTACATTTCATCAAGATCCATTCCTATGTCTTGCACAATACTGTAATCTTGCATAAACATATCTAATTCTTCTTTATACAATACACGCGCACGATCTAAATTTTCGTAATCGTTGTAATCTTTAATATCAAATATATATGATTTTGTCATGTTAGGTATACTCCACTAATGCTGCTTCTACTGACAAATAACTGTATAGTAATTCTGTCGTCAGCAGATCTATCTATAGGTGTAACAGCATGCGGCTCTAGTCCATCATTTATTACTAACCTATTGTAAACAGGTTGAACGAAAACTCCCTGCGTATTCTCTTTTGATTCTTTACTACAAAAATAACCTCCCCAATTATGATTCCACTCTTTATTAAAGTATAGTGTAATTCCTATAACATCATATGGATCCTCTGATCCCGGTTCGTCATAGCTAGAGTGTGTATCTGTATGCCACTCAATGCTTGCTAAAGGTTGTGCAACTTGTATTAATGCTACAAATAAATCTGGCTTAGTTTGTAATATATTGTTGTCTGATAAAATCTTAATAATAAAGTCTTTATGTGTGTCAGTTATTTCGTATAAAAACGGATTAATAGAAGTAAGAATTGCGCCGCCAATTTCATGCTTGTAGAAATCTTGCGATGTTTGCCAGCCAAGCTGGTTTATTTTGTCTTGGATAAGTTTACTAAGACTATCCAAATCTTCGTGGTCTAAGAAGTTATCAATAATTTTCATAGGTCAAAACTCGTTTCTAAAATACTTATGCAAAAACTTACTCGAATATCATCTGTATAGTTGTATACTGAATGTTCTACCCGTCCACCATCTAAACATATTATACTATCCTCAGGCAAATATAATTTTTTATCAGCAAACTTCATACCACAAAATTCCTCTGTAGTCTGTGGCTGTTTTAGATAATACATTAAAGTAAATGTTTTGTCAGGATTATCATCACTCATGCCTTCGATATGGCTCCAGTCTGTATGCTTAGGCATGTTAGCATTAGGATTAACTATTATTACAGAAGAATAACATATGCCATGTAGATTTTTAATTTTTTCAACTACATTTGAATATCTACTAGGAGGCTGTCTTTTTAAATAAGCATTATATATGTCGTAACTCCAGGTTTCGATTTCAGGATCGTGTTGTCCTGTTTCCCAAGTAGCTTCATTCCAATCTTCAATCTTAAAATCTGCAGGATCTTTTTCTATATCGTACAGAGCTTTTATTTCTCTAAAGATATCATGTAACTTATTAAAGTCTTTATATTTTGTATAATCAATTAGCATGTTATTATGTAATGGATCTATATCGATAATGTTGCGGAACAGTATCTAATAATGGTTGCTGTTCGTTAATTGTTCGATCTCTTAACATTATTTGATGCAAGAAATTTGAAACTGGTTTGCCTGGTACAAAGTCGCACCACGGACCGTGTCGCAACTCTGCTAACTCAATTGTCTTTACATCACACCATTGTATTATTCTATGATTTATTCCATTAATTTTAACCATATAATGATACAGATTATCATCACCATCTATGTCTTCCCATTCCCAGCCTTTGTCTTGGGCAATTTGCTTTATTACGTTAACGTTATCACTTAGGTATAATCGTTCTTCATCTGGTGATCTTCCTATATCGCTGCCTGCTCGTATCCTGTACTGGTATGCAGTGTCGCCAAGCAACTGTATTTCTTCTAATACGTCCGGAAGATGTTCATGTGTTTCTAAAGTAAAGCCTACATAATAAACAAATAATCCTACTTCTTTACAATTTTTAATACCTTGTATTTGTTTGTTGTGTACCTTTTCGCCTTGGTACGACTTATGATTCATACCTATTAGTACTGATGTAGTTCCTGCTTGTTCAAGCTCTCTACAAAATTTAATATTATTAAACTTTAATCCATTTGTTAGAATAATAACGTGCATGTCAGGAAGATCACGTTTTGCCCAAAAGTCTTTAATTGCTTTTATTAGTGCAGGCAAGTCTTTACGTAATGTAGGCTCAGCTCCTGCTAGTATTACTGCGTTAGTGTCAATAGGCCAAGTTGACATCTGTGCTAAAATACTTTCGATAGGTCTATCTTGAACTTTGTTTTCAGGTTCGTGATAGCAATGAGGACAGGCAAGATTACACCGATCAGTTACTTCGATCATTGTACCATTTACTGTAAATTCTGAATCATAGTTATAATGCAAATTATGATAAAAATCTGCGTCACGTTCTATCATGTGTTCTATATATCCGTGCTCTAGGCAAGTTTTGCCTAGCCAAATGCTATTGTCTCTTTCGAATACAGTTGACGGTATATGCATATAACAAGTTTCGCATAAACTCGTAGTATCAGAAATTTTCTTGCCATCTTCCATATTTTTCCAAATCCTTATAAAATACTTGTGGAATAAAATGCCACACAGTTTGTTCAGCGCCTCTATAATTTATCTTACCGACATTTTTACACATTCCTACTTTTTCAAGATTAGGAAATACAATATTATGTACTAGCCGTTGCGAGCCACCATCGAGGTCATTAGTAGTAACGTAATGGTTTTTATCTAAGCCAGACCATTGTATACATGTAGTCATAAAAAATTGTGCTGTTACATTTTGATTGTTAATCATCGACTTTAGAGCAAACAAACTCTTTCTTGGTAACTCGTCAGTAAGCACACATGATCTTGCAGCAATGCGATATGCATCTTCTCCCATTTCAGGAAAACTATGACACGCAACACTGCCTGCTGCTACACCATTATAATACAATATCCATGTTTGCTTTTCTTTTTCTTTTTTAAAACAGTCAACTAGCATATGTCGACTGGAATTATTAACAAATCCTTTTGCAGCACACTTAGCATAAAAGTCTGTTAAATCTAAATCGTCTGAGAATGGAACCATCTTATACATAAACGTTCTTTGCCATTTCTATAAAGTCTTCTGAAAAATTATTTGAAAAACTATTGAAACATAACATATGATAATCTTTAAATGATTTCGATTCATTAATATCAATATTTAATTTATCCATTAACGGTAACAATGCTTTTCTCCGATCTAAACTGATATGACTTAACACATCACCTACTTGTATCCTGGGTTCGTCTTCGTGATATGTAAAAAAGTAATTAATACTTTTAAGTTTGCCATTTATAACAAAATAACTTGATGGATGCATAGCGTACTTGTATAGTCCTAGCGACTGGTGTGCTTGAATAATACTTATCATCTGCTCTTTCCAGTCTGGTACTACATCGGAATAATCAGTTCCGGTGCAGCCTGCAAGCTCCCATAAGTCAGGACCGTCTACTTTTAAATATATCTTGCGATTTAACTTATCTATTTCGTACTCGGGCACAAGATCAGGATAATGTTGTCCCATTAAACTTAGATACCGGATTTCTCTATCAAATTTTTCTGCCATTAAAGACGAATCAACTACTTCGTTGCGGCCTTTGTGATACTCGCTGTCGTTATGATACCATTGTACGAATGTTTTTTGATCGTCGCTCATTAGACTAGTATAGATAAGATTATTTCTACATTTTCCTTTTTCAGGAACATTATTATAATAATAATTTAGTTGAGAGTCCATGTCTAGTCCATATTTATATGCTACTATTATTTATATGATAAGTATTTGCATGATAAATGGTATTGGCGGGCGGCCATATATAAACGTAACACCGTATCTTGACATGGATACATTCGACAAACTTCAGCCTGAAATTTATAGTGGGTTTGCGCAAGCAAGACAATTCGCTAAAGAAGGCACTTGGATGGAGCCTGGATTTACTCTTGAAGATATGAGTTACATATTAAATTGGACTCCTATATATCAAGCTATGAATAATTTTCAAGCACTAGACGATAGTGATCCTATCAAAGTAGAAGGAATGAAACTATGGCCGGCAGACTTTAAGGACTACAAACAAAGAAATTTGTTTACACGCTACTTAAAAATGGCTATGGGTGCATACGATCCGTACATCTATTACTTTTTGTGGGAAGAAGGCGATTGGGACCATAGGCCCGGTGAACGACAAATGACCGAAGAGGCTGGGTATTTTCCAAGTGTAGTTAACTGGATCTTAAAAATGAAAGAAGACAAAATCTTTAAACATATAGGACGAGTTATTTTCTTTCATTGTGAACACGACGGAATGCCATTTGAGCACCGTGACTTAGATGCAAAAAACGGTATGAATAAAACATTTGATAATGTTAACGACTTTATACATATACGCCCAGATACTCGTAATCAGTTTTACATATGGGATCCTGAAACAAAAGAAAGACATACTATAAATGCTCGGGCTGCTTGGTGGAACGATCAAGACTGGCACGGCGGCAATAAAGTTATGGCACAAACTTACGGTTTAAGAATTGACGGTGAGTTTACAGACGAGTTTAGAAAAACACTAACCCCAGATATTTAATAAGTACTTAGGCTCAAGTCCAGCATTACACCCTGCATGCCAACTTGTACGAGCTTCCCATTCCCAGACTGCTCCTTGCTGTTGATTATATAAACAAGTATCTTCTACTATAAGAACGTGCCCAGGCTTAGGAGGACTAATATGACAATGAAATCTCCTTATATTTTTATTGTACATTAATGTATCTTCGTCATCAGTAATGTCCCAATGCCACGGAGCTACATCTCCAGGTTTTACTCGACTAACCCAAGCGTTGATATAGCTGTCCATTCCTATAAAATTTTTAAATTCAGTTATAATTTCTTCGTCGAAGTTAATTTCTGGGAAATACATATCCCAACTAGCATTACCACCTTCATCTACCATTTTATAGCCTGCATCTCGCAACGGTTTTGCTACTTCCTCAACTCCAATAACATCATGCCCTACATCGTGCCTCGGTCCAATGTACGCGGCTTCTTGTTGTGCTAAGTGTGATATTAATGAGTCCCAATCAATTGAATCACAAACTCCTATAAATTTAGCCATTTAGCATATCTCCTTCCCATTCTCCTGCATTATTATCCTTTGTGTATTGATAAATTTTATCTATTTCTAAATATCCATCTTTTATAAACTTGAATCGTTTTTCTGATGCCGGTTGTACAATACTTTCTATTGTGCTGTATTCTATCTTTTCATGTGCGCCTGCACAGGCGTATAGATCAATTAATTTAACTTTGTTATTTACAAACATAAAAGTATGAGGATATAAATTTAACTTATATACAGACGACTGTTCCAAATCTTTTACTACTCCAAGTACTTGCTGTTTCCAGTTTTGCGGAAGTTTTAGGTTCTCATACAGTGCATGATTAAGATTAGTACCGTGCTCTACTGTTATCGATAGTGCGTTAACATTAACGTCTAGTACGTTAGGCAAATATTCTTTATTAGATAGCATGCCAATACCTTTAAGTTCTCTATTAAACCAATCTCGATTATTAAATGTTAAAGTTAATTTATTTTCTATTAGTTCACCGGTATATACTAGACTCGTTGGTCCAGGAAATCCATTGTAATATTTAAAGTATTTCATATTGCCGGACCTATTAATAAATTAAAATACGAAGATTCTATTAATTTAAATTCTTCTAGATATCTGCTTTCAATGTTAAACGAAACATAGTCATAGTTATACACAAAGCTATTTACTATCCCGTTCTTATTTGCTGCATTGAGCCAAGGGCTATAAAACTCATCGAATACATATCTGTAATCAGGGTTAAATTCCTTTTGTGTCATTTTTATATGTACTGGATCTATTAATACATTTTTATTAAGTAGTTTCCTAACTACTAATTGTATTCTGTTAATTCTTCCTGTATTTACTGCACTATGAAGTTCGCCGGCATTCATGTCAGACCAATAGTTTGATTCTACTTGTGGGTATATTACATTAGCATCAGTATATATTACAAAACTGCGTTCGCCTTGTATATTAAAATGATATCTATCATCCATATCTGCATGGGATCGATATGCTTGCCCTGGCTCTAAATTTATTAAACGTGCCTCGCCTATGTTATTAGGCAATGTAGACAGCAGTTTGTCCCATACAGTTCCTTTGTATTCTTCTTTAATAGTCCATACATCGTAAAAGAAATCTGCGGTGGGCTGATTCAAAGGCAACTTGAAGCCTATAGCGATTCTATCAGCAGACTTTATCTCTTTTTTAATTTTGTCATTGACAAAGTAATTAGTCTGTGTTATCATATATCTATTTATATGTGTAGTTAATGGATAAGTACTTTTATGAACAACAACTCATGTACATTCTGTATGCATCCGTTTACAGGATTAGCTACACGCGAAGACGGTGCTATTAAGGTATGCTGTCGTAGTCAGCCGATTGGTTTTATACAAGACGAAACTCTTGAAGAAGCTTGGAATGGCAATGCTATGCGCGAAGTACGCAGACAGGTATTAAATGACGAGCGACCAGAAGTTTGTAAACCTTGTTTTGACTTAGAAGATCAGGGTGTGCAGAGCTTACGACAGCGTCATACAGCAGGAGTAATACCCGAAGCTAGGGTCAACTTATACCCCGACGCCTTAGACGCATTAGCTGAAGATTATACAATGCCGTTTGAATTTCCTACTATGGAAATCAAACTAAACAATCTGTGTAACTTAAAATGTCGTATGTGTAATCCATTAGATAGTACTAGCTGGAAGGACTGGGATCAAGTTACTGAGTTTTATAAGAAGGAAAATAACTACTTAATACCAACTGTTGAATCATTAGTAGACAAGCCCGGGCAGTACATAGGTCCATTTGACAATAGTGATAACTGGTGGTTATCATTTGAAAAACTATTACCATTCTTTAGGCGTGTAGAGTTTGCAGGTGGCGAACCACTGATGGATCCATATCATTATAAGATATTAGACAAGCTTGCAGAGTATGGTGACAATATAGAGCTAAAGTACGCTACAAACGGCACTACACTGGGTATTAAAGGTGGAAGAACAATCCATGACTATTGGCCTAAGTTTCGTAGCATAGCTGTAAACGTAAGCATAGACGGTGTACATGACGTTTACGAGTATATCAGAGGCAATGGTAAATTTAGCGTAATAGAAAAAAACATTAAAGTGTTCAAGAGCTTTCCCAATGTAACTCGGGTAGTTGGTGCATTTACTGTACAAGCAAATAATATAATGCAAATTGATAAAGTTATTGATTACTTTATTAACAAACTTGGAATTATATTCTATTCACATAGAGTAAACTATCCTATGAGCTTGAGTGCGCAAGTGCTGCCGCCGGAGCTAAAAGCAAAAGTAGTAGCACGTTTAGAAGAAATGAAAACAGAGATAGTAGAATATCCGTTAGTAAAACAGCATAAACTATTAGAAACTGTAACGCTACAACAGATACAGGATAATATTAATTTCCTAACATCAAAATGTATGTACGAAACACATTGGCAAGACTGTATAGAGTTTAATCATCGATTAGATAAAACTCGAGGGCAAGACTTCCTTGCAGCTAATCCAGAATTCAAACCATATGTATAAAGTAGAGAGTCGATGGGGACACCAGACTAGTATTCATATAGAATGGAATGTTGGTAAACGCTGTAATTTAGATTGCGGATACTGCCCTGCGGAAATACATGATAACTTTAGTCCACACACTAATATAGATACTATGACTGCTGCAATATATAAATTAGCAGAATTAGATAAACCTATACGTCTTAGTTTAACTGGCGGTGAGCCTACAGTACACCCTAAAATTTCAGCTATATTAAAATACGCAAGTGAAAATCTTGATTGGCTAAGTGTTACAACAAACGGGTTACGTACTTCGGATTGGTATGCTGCACAGCCTGTCGATCAATGGGTGTTCAGTTTACATTTTGATAACAAGCATAGTTTACGGGCAGCAGAGAATATTGTTAAATATTCCCAAGAGATAGATATGCTTGAACTTAACACTAGGTTTCAAGTTAATCTAATGTGTCATCACGAACACATGGACGAAGTTAGAGCAGCAGCTACATTACTGGATGGACATAATGTTCCATATGTTACAAGACGCATACGATGGACCGAAGCAGAGAACCGTGACTGGTTTGACGATTTACGTTATCAAGCAGAAGACTTAGAATGGATACTAAGTAAAATTGCAACTGTAAAACCAAACTGTGTTATAGACGATAAAGAATTAATTCATGCTAACGATGTGATTAAGAATACCCGCAATCAGTTTAAAGGCTGGACATGTAACGCAGGATTAGAAAGCTTAATGATTAATTGGGACGGTGAAGTGCATCGTGCTACTTGCAGAGTGGGCGGAAGTTTAGGCAATATTTATAAAAACACTTTCGAATCACCTGTTGCTCCTATTATATGTACCCGGCAATTTTGTACATGTGTAGCAGATATTCCACTAACAAAGGTATCAGATGTTAAAAACTAGTGCAGTAAGACTACCTAATCCAGAACGTCTTATGGTTACATGGGATACTGGGCGCAGATGTAATTTTGATTGTACTTACTGCGAAGCAACTAGGCACGACAATAAAAGTGCGCCTCATAGTTATGAAGAACTACTACGCACATTTGAGTTCGTAAAAAAGTACACAGGCGAACAATTAGTTAACATAAACTTTACAGGTGGCGAACCTACAGTTAATCCAGCTTTTTGGAAATTTGCAGAATATATTAATGATAATGAAACAAGATTTAGACTTAGCTTAACTACTAATGGTGCATGGCATCCTAAGAATACGGATCGTATTTCTAAATGGTTTGAAGGTGTTACTGTAAGTTATCATGCCGAAGGACACGAAAAACTTAAAAAGCAAACTATGGACAACATTAAATTATTACATGACTTAGGTATTTGGATACAAGTTAATGTAATGATGCATGTCGATTACTTTGACGAGTGCAAACAAATATGTGCCGAACTAAAAGAACTAGGCATAAAACATAATCCTCGCCCTATAGGTGATGGCGGCATTGACCGTAAAGGATGGTTTATTGATTCCGATGGATCACAAAGACGTACAAGTCATGATTACAATGACGAGCAAACAAAATGGTATTTTGAATACTTAGGTATTACAAGTCCTAAAGAAGGACGCAATTGCTGTGGTGGAAGATGTGTGCAAGGAAAAGTAAATGGTAAATGGCAAGATGTAAACTTTATTGATACAAATTTTAAAGGGTGGGCTTGTAGTGTTAACAAATACTTTTTGCATATTGATCAGCATACTGGCGATGTGTATCATCATCAGACTTGTCAAGCACTACACGATGGACGTAGAGGCGTCTTAGGTAACTTAAAAGATACCGATGCTATATTTAAGTATGTCGAAGTAAATAAGGATAAAACAATTATTTGCCCTAATGACAGATGTGGGTGCGGAATGTGTGTGCCAAAGGCAAAAGAGTTAGCTGATTTTCAAATACTAAATCTTTCATAATAGATGTGCTAGTTCTGGAAATACATCTGCTGCGTGTAATCCGCGTATTGCATCAAGTTTATTTACATACTCTTTAAATCCAGGTAGTAAGTGACTGTTATCTTCTGCGTTCATATGATTTAATACAGCTTCCCATCGTTGCCAGCCATATGGATTATGTATCCAAAAATCATCATCTTGTCTATAGTTTTCCCATAACCAATCTTTAAACTCCATAAATCGACGCTCTACGTCTAACTTGTCTTCCTTAGGAAGTATTTGTATACTTAGGAATGTCGGAATGTATAATAAGTGCATGTTAACTAATCCTCCGCCCATTTGCACATTACCTGGTACTGTGCCGCTGTTTAGTTTTTTGAATCCAGATTCTATCTTCCATTTCATAAAATCAGGCAAATGCTTTATATTAAATATTTGTATTGCTGTTGCTAAACTAGTTTGTATGTTATCTGGAGTGTTGTCTAGCATATGTAAAGTTTTTTCTACTGTTTTCCAATCTGTAGGGTATCGTATATACTCATCACGTTCGTGGCTTGCATCCATACTTACAGCAAACTTAACTTTCTTAAACTTACTCCACAACTCAATTAACTCGTCATCAACTAATAATCCGTTTGAATTGTAACGCAGTAGAATTTTATCTTGATAGCCTTGGCGTACTATTTCTTCAATAAACATTTTATGTTCTTTAATCATTAACGGTTCGCCGCCTGCAAAATACACTTGTTTTAGATTAGGAATTTGCGCATACATCTCATCCCAGAATGTATCTTTTTCGTGCCACTTGTTATTAAACTGTTTCTTATCCCACTGCATTTGTCTTATAACCTCAGGATCTTCTAACTGCGGCATTAACTTTTTATGATCCATTACCCATTTACTCGAATCATGTGGACTGCACATTACACACTTAATGTTGCAAGTATGTCCTAATCGCAAGTCTAAGTAAACTAACTCTTCCGGTACTGTTCCATCTTCTTTTGTTTGCTCAATTAAATGTGGAATATCTACGCCATTTTCGTCTAAGTGCCAAGTACCTGTTTCCCATACTCGCTTACTTACAACACCTACTTTTTCTTCTTGAAAACACTTTGTACAACTTGCAGGTATTTCTCCTTTAAGCATAGTTGTACGCACACTTTTCATGTATTCGTTGTTCCATGCTTCCATTGGTGTTTCTCTGCCGAAGTTTGCAGGCTTGCCGTTTTCCATTTTAACAAGCCCTACAGTATGATCTCCTCCTGCGCCACTAGCATTAGACGAACAACATAGCCGCATATCGCCATTTGGACGGGTTGCAAAGTGTATCCAAGGAAGTACACAAAACGTTGGCGTTCCGGATACCTCTTCTATTTGAGCTTGGTACTTTTCTAAATCAGACATTATTCTTTTCCTTTGCCCAGTTACGTTCTTGACACCAAAAGCATTCTCCACATTCAGGAACAACTTGTCCAGGTATATAGTTAGTATGGTCTAAAGTTGCGAAATCACCTTCGCAACTACGAGTAATATTTAACAAGTCTAGTATATCGTGTTTGACATACTGAGCAATAACTACATCCTTTTCTGTGTATATAAACGGATGACACACTGTGACGCCGTTATGATCTTTAACGAGTTCGCTAGGATCTTCAACTACAATATTCCTATCTGGCATTCCTTTGGTAATCGTATCAACACTAGGATTTTTAGTTTTACCAGCGTACCATGCTTCTAACTTCTCAGTATGCGCAATCCATTCTGCGTGAGCTCTTACAATAATCTGGTCTCCACTACGCAATTGGTTGTACTCGTCTTTAATATATGCGCCTTTGTCGCCGTATTCTAAATCAGGAGGAATAAAGTTTTCATGTCTTACAAATTTTATATGAGGAAATTGTTTAACTAACCAATTGTACACATTAATACTATCATAGCGTTGCCATGGTCTAGTTTTCCACATACGAACATGACTTAATATATGAACTTGTGTATCTTTAACTTCAGAGCATACAAGGTATGCTAACATTGCGCTGTCTGCTCCGCCGCTTAAACTAATGCCTATATGTTTCCAATCTGGATTAAAATAAATCATAGTTCAGTATGTTCTATAAACTGATCTTTGGGCTTGCTAAGTTTGTTAACTCCGCATGTTCTAGCACATGTAATTAATTTTTCCGTATGCCAATATTTGTGCCACACTGTTTGCCATGCGCTAGAATCAATTACCGATTGTACGGTATTTTCTAATGCACTTGTATTACCTAAATCGTTAATTAAGTTAGAATACTGTTGTTCGATTTCTAATCTAATAGATTTTGTAGTATCATTCGTGGCGGCATAGTTATAAGGAATACTTGCTAAGAAGCAACAGGGCATAATTTTCTTATATGCATCTATATAAATTTCTTTTGTTTGTTTTACATAACAATCAATTTCACTAGCGTCTACGATATCTTTATAATTGTCAATTACGTCTTGAGTAATAAGATTAATCTTACTGCCAGTAGGAGGTTCTAAATAACGTGTTGTGTTGCCGGCTTTATCGTACACTGGAAACTTTTCAGTAGCAACAAATCTTGCACTATCCTTGTAAGTAAATCTAGCAAAGCCGTGTGTTTTTGCTAGTGCCTCTGCTGCGGCTTGTTGATGCTCATTATGTTTAAATTTAATAAACGCCCATTCTGCTGTACCACCTGCACTAATAAACGCTTTGGCGTTTTCTAATACTTTATCAAAGCTAGTTCCTACTCTATACAAACTGTGAGTGTCAGCTAATCCGTCAATTGCAAAAATAACATTATGCCCAGCTGGCATTGCCTTTGCTAGTCGCTTCCACCAATCTGTAGATCGTGCGCCTCCATTAGTATGTATTCTAATATATAAGTTAGGGTTTACATCTCTACTATAACTGCACATATCTATCAGTTCGTTATTAATAATAGGATCACCAAAATTACCACAAAGATAAAACCCTTTTAATTGCTGCAATACATCAGTAGTTAATATGTGTTTAAAGTCTGCTAGTGTCCAGTCTTGATTGTTAATCAATGGATTTTCTAATCCGCCATGTACGTTTCGGCTACACATCGGGCAACTTGCTTGGCAGCGGTTTGTAATTTCTAAATGTATATTTTCTAATTGGTTAAACGTAAACATATGCTGTACTTATCTCCTGTACTTGTTCCGTATGCACCAGTTTGGCAGGACGCCCAGTATCCTTACAACTAAATACCATTCTACAACTGAGAATGGTATTATATGAAATTACTCGAACACAAACACTTAATCATTCGTGCCGAAGTTTCAACACCTCCAAAAGACGAATCTTGGTTGCAAAATTGGCTTACTAGTCTAGTAGATAAAATTGACATGAAAGTGTGCAGAGGGCCTATTACTGCATATGTGGATATGCCAGGCAATGAAGGACTAACTGGAGTAGTTGTAATTGAAACTAGTCACATTGCAATACATATATGGGACGCTGTAGTTCCTGCTCTCGTACAACTAGATGTTTATACATGCGGCACTTTAAATAAAGACATTATTTTTGCAGAGTTAGAACAATGGGATCCTGTTAAAGTTGAATGGAAATACTTAGATAGAGAATTTGGATTAAACGAAGTTAAATAGGAAACCAAATTCCTGGAAGATTAGCTTGGGATTCTCTAGGAACAATATCAAACGCTATAGTAATTCTATCTCTATCTGCAAACTCCCATGGCCAGGTTCTATGCCAGTCACCGTCACTCTTGTTTATTACTAATAAGTTATTCTCACTATCAATATCTACGATGTCCTTTACATTAGGTAGTCTATACGATGTTTTACTAGGCTCACAGTCTATACAATAGAATCCATGCCAGCTACCTTCTCCGTAATCGGAGTGGTTGTGCCAATTAATAAAGTCGCCTTGTTTGTATAAATTTAGCCAACATTGAATATAGTACTCGTCGGCGTCAGTATTAACCTGTCGGAACAACTCTTGTATTTTAAAATATAAAGGATGAAACCCTTCTAGATTATATGTAAATAAATTGTATTGATCGTGTACCTTAGTTGTGATTGGAGCTTTGGCTGTTTCATCTTCATAGCCATGGTCAGTCTCTGTAAACTCGTTTATTATTATGTTGCTAAGTGCATAGCAACTATTTTTTATTTTATCTATATCTAAGTTCAGTTTAGCTGTTGTAATATAATTTTTATGTAGCGTGGTATCCATATTATTACTTATCGGTTCAAATACTACTAAATATATTTATGAATATAGTAATAGTCGGAGGAGGAACAGCAGGTTGGCTTGCTGCTCTAATATTAAGCAGAATATATAATCACAATATAACAGTAATAGAATCTAGTAAAATAGGCATTATCGGTGTTGGGGAAGGTGCGACACACGTAGTAGGATCATTAATTAATAGTAATACTGATCTCGGGTTCGACCCTAGAAGTTTTATGGATGATGTACAAGGAACTATGAAAATTGCTGTCCAACATAGTGGGTGGCCTAATACATATAGCTTACCATTAGATATACTTCCAAATACAGAAAGAGAAGACTTCTTACCTTTAATGATTTCGCAAAATAAAAATATTCGCGATATATCTCCGTTAGGGCTATTCTTAAGTGAAGATAAAGTGCCTATAAGAAAAGATGAAACTGGTGTTTGGACAGAAACAGAATGGAGTTATCATTTTGACGGACATTTAATCGGCAAATGGTTGAAAGATCAGTCTAAAAATGTAAAAGTAATAGATGCTGTAGTATCGGAAGTTAACGTAGATAAAGACGGTATAAAAAGTTTAACGCTAGAAGACGGCAGTATGGTAACTAGCGAGTTATATATTGACTGTACTGGTTTTAAAAAATTACTTATGAATAAGTTAGACAATAAATGGATATCATACAGTAAGCATCTTATCTTAAATAGTGCTGTGCCTTTTAGACTTCCTGATCATCGGCCCATAGGAATATATACTGGTGCTGAAGCGATGTCAGCTGGCTGGTCTTGGAAAATACCATTGTTCGACACAATAGGGTTTGGTTACGTATACTGCGATGAATTTATTAATTATGACGAAGTAATTAAAGAACTAGAAATGCGGCATCCAAAGTTTGATATAAACCCTGGTAAACATATAAAATTTGAAGCAGGCAGATTAGAAAATATGTGGCAGAAAAATTGCGTGTCGTTAGGACTAGCAAGTGCATTTGTGGAACCATTAGAGGCTACAAGCGTCCATGCTACTAAACTTCAAATAGATGCACTCGGCGAATCGTTAAAAAATCAATCATCGAGGACAAGCTATAATAATGATATGGCTAAAATTTATGACGACATAAAGGATTTTATAGTTCTGCATTACTCAGGTGGCAGAGCAGACACTCCATTTTGGAAGTATTGCGCTAGTGGAGAAATTATGACTGATAGAGTTAAAGATATTTTAGAAATTGCATCACATAGAATGTTAACAGAAGAGGATATTCCTAATCCACATAATCATTTAAGTTACAGGGCTTGGAATCATGTGTTAGCAGGGCTTGGAAAATTTAGTAAAGAAGTAGCAGAGAAATCAATAACTGCTGGTATGGAAAATAGATATAATGTGTGGAAAAATACAACACTTAATAAAATTCAAGATTATAAAGATGTTGAATACGCATTAAAAAACGGTGATTGGGCAGACAGTGTTGTTGCTAAGGATTATTACAAAATAATGACACGTTAACGTGATTTCTTTTTACCTATAATCATATAACGTGTGTACTTAGGTGTTTCAAATTCACCTCTCCAGTACGGTTTAATATTACTCATACGCATAAAGTCATTTATATCTGTTGCACAACGTATATGCTCGTCTAAGTCAAAATAGTTATTACTCTGTACTACAAATAAAGCATTATCTGGTTGATTTAATAGCCATTGCTCATATTGCTCCTGCGTAATATGCTCACAACTTGTATTAATGACTATGTCAGCAGACTGGGTGTAATTACACATATCTGCTGTTACTGCATTAAATTTGCCTGATATTTCGTAGTTTTTATTAACTGTATTTGCAATTTCTTCGCATGCAGAGTCAATGTCTATACTTGTAATTTTTTCTATATCTAATTTGCTGTTAAACAATAAACTTGCAAGAACTCCGTTCCATCCTCCGTAGATGGCAATACGATTATTTAAGTCTCTGCATACTGGCAGACTTTCTAAAGAATCAATAAGCCAAACTTTACTATTAACTTGGCCTTTCCAAAAACTTTCAAGTGTACGGTATTTGTCTTCGCTATTTCGAATTGCATCCATCCAAAATAGAACGTCTTGAATTTCAACTTTCATACTTTACCTTTGGTATCTTGCTGTCAGCACTACTTACACAAGTCGGAGTAATACACTTACGTGGTGCTTTAAACAGCTCAAAGCCGCCGTCTAACGTGCCTAGTGGTTGATCGTGACAACTGTAGCTGCGCTTAACTTCATTCTCTCGTATGACACATCCTTGGTATCCTGCATTACAACTCCAGCCTTTGAACTTATTGAATCCAAACGCATTAAATCGTTCAGCTTGGTCTATGTAGTACTTGTTTCCTGCTTTGTCTTGTAATTCTACTTGTAGTAACGGTATTATTTTTTTGAATTCGTCTGGGATTCGTTGGGGGAATCCTGTTTGCAATAAGTTGAGTTGTTCTTCAGTATACCCGGATACCACACGGGAGGCGGTAGGATCGGATTGGGGCTTGACAGTGACATTAATACCTCTGGCGGCAAATCGCTGTAGGCGCTCGTAAAGCTCTTCAAACATTTCTGGAACCATAACTTGATTGATCGTAACATATACACCTGCCTTCATAAGTTGCAGACACTTGTCTCCAAACTCTTGTTCATTAGCAAACTCTGCATGGTAGCTTGCGGTAATACTTCTACGTTGCAGACTGCTTGTAGATTCTATCCATCTGTTCCACCATTTGCTTCCTGGGCTAAGATTAGTCGTCATGTGGATACTCTGGTACTCAGGAGTTGCATCACTGCAATAATGGTCTATAACCTTCCCAAAGTATTTATATGCAGTAGGCTCGCCGCCGCTAAAGCTAAAGTGGAAGTCAGTAAATCCATTTGCGCGGGCTTGTAACTTAATATTATCAATTGTATCAGTGTATACTGCTAAATCTTGGTGGTCAGGCGTACTACTTCTAGCATAGGGCCAGCAATAGCTGCAATTGTAATTACAAAATCTAGCAAGGATCCACGACACAGTAAACAGGTTAGTGTTTAGCAAAGTCTTCTGACCAAAACTTGTTATGTCGTCAAATGGTATGTTTTGAAAATTCTTCATATAACCAATCAAAGTCGTTTATTAGGCTAATATCGCTAGCCATAATAGATAAGCCAAACTCCCTGCCAGCAATAGCACCAGCAATAGCGAAACTACCACAGCGTCTCTCACTGCCTTTTGTACACCAAGCCATAAGTCTATCTTCGGTTTCTTCATTATTTTGCCTCGCAATTATTTTGCTGCTTAATTTTGCACATTCTCGAAATGCACTCTTCCATGTATTAAACGGATCAGTGTTAAAAGCTGTAATATTTGCAACTTCTTCTACAGCAATAAACTGTGAGCTAATGCTTGTAGTCATGTCTGGATTTCTTGTGTCCATATTAATTGTCATATGTCGAGGAAATAACTTTACTCCTCCGTATCCATACACTAAATCATTAACAGGATTCTGACTGCGCCATACATGTACGTGATCTAATTGATGATCAGGCACAGTATAGTCAAAGTTAAAGTTGTCTAAAATTATTGCGTCAGCATCTACAATCCAACACATCTTAGTAAAACACTTCTTTGCTGCGTTAATGTGTGCTTGATGTATTCCTTTAACTCCGTGTACACGCTTAGCCATAGGAAATCTAGCCTTTAGTGCAGCGTAGTTTTCATCTGCACTAGGTTCTTGATAACTTATGAATACAATGTCATACATGTCTTATTATAGCACCTATTGTTGTATTTGTCAAATTACTTATATGTTTTAGTTAATTTTTTTATTAATTCGTCAACACTATCTATATCAGCGCGATAACAGATGCCAATGCCTCCAGCATTAATCCACTGATTAATATTACTAAGCTTATCATCGACAAGAATATGAGGTGAGCTGTCAATTCGTTCAACTGCATATTTTTCTTTGTTTCTTGTAAAGATTAAATTAGGAATTGACGGCATAAGCCCGTGGCGCTCTAACCATACTCGTTTCCAGTAACTGCTATTGTGTTGGTCGTCAGTTAATGGACTTGAACATATTCCATAGTTATCTCCTGCAATATCTTTGACTGCTGATACTAATTTTTGGGTTGACGTATATAACTCAATAGTGTTAGAAAAGTTTGTACACTTTAAATTAAAGAGCGCCAATTCTTTATTAGGAATTTTCTTCCAGTCGTCTACTCCATTTTTTTTTGCAAGTGCATCGCAGAAGTTTGCAATTACGCCGTCCATATCTAAATATAGTATCATAAATATTCCACTATTTCAATAATGATCATTTTCTAAATCCTCAAATAGTTTTATTCCAAGGTACCATAAGAACATATCAAATGGTGCTGTGTGTAGCGGACTCATATTCCAAAATATAATAGGTATTAATTGTTGAACTTTTTTGTAGTCCCATCCTTTTGAATACACAAATTCTTTTAATATTTGTTGGTAAGTATTAATCTCATCTATATTTGGTGTTTTAACAGTAACTTCTGTTCCACATATTACAAAATCAAAATTATGTTGTTTTACACTTGCATAATTAATTATAAATCCCCCAGCCATTTTTGCTAGATCATAATATATATCTCCATAGTCTACTACATCAGCAAAGTCGTGTCTCCAGTCAATTAATAAAAAGTCACCAGAATTGTTTACAATAATATTGTCAAACTGTAAATCGCCATGAATGAAACTAGGTAACGTATTAGTTGAAAGATACTGCCAATTAATATTATCTAAGTATTCTAAATATGGTTTTATCTTTGTACCATTTACATGTGTTATATTTTGCAATACAGGATACTTATCTAAGAACTTTTCTATCCTGCCCAATGTCTTGTCTTTGTAAAATAGCATAGCTGATTGCGATAAGTCGCAATCTACAGTTGTCCATACATTATCATCAAGCCACTTTAATAATTCTTTAAATACTACTGGGTTATTAAACGAATATAATGTTTGTCCGGGGAAAAAATCATAAGCCATAAACTGTCCTCTAACTAAACAATTTGAAGGAAATACTTTAGGATTTAATTCGGGCTTGCGGTTTTTCTTTTTTGGAACAGTACTATCATGCCACCACTTTACTACACGATTATTACAAATATAAGTAACTTCATCTGTTTTACTAAAATCAAACTTTTGACTTTTTGCTACTTCTGTTTGGTATAACGCAGGGCTACCAAAATCTAACCAACTGTTTAATGTTTTACACATATTGCCAGGTTGTATTAGTTGTATAAATTCATTGTCGTCTAGATCGTTTAATTTAGTAAAGAAGTTGTCCCATTCACTAATATACATTAGTCCTGTCCAAGCTGTCCAGTCTTTAGGTGCATCTTTTTTAAATGTAATATCTTGTATTATATTACTACTATTTGTGTTAAACATTGTGTACAAATGGCTATCTTTTTGCGGAATATCTTTTACATAATAGCAATCATGTGTAGGAGTATTAGTAACTACAGGCTCGTTAAAAAACGTATCACAAGTAACATACCAAAAAGAACTATTGATATAATCTTTGCATTGTAATAAAGAATAGCCTGTACCAGCTTTATTACTTTCCCAGTCAACATCTACGAATGTAATATTTCTATCGCTGTATGCAACAGCACAAAAATCTTTAATTTGATCTGCTAAGTATCCTACTGGCATAACAAAATGTGTGTCTATAGGAAATTGATCTATAATATGCGCAATAACAGGTTTCTCTTTATACGGTAATAATCCTTTATTAAGATGCTTAGTATAATCGCCCATGCGAGTACCTAGTCCGGCAGTTGGTAATATAACTGTATGTTTATCCATTGCTATAACCTAGCTGCTACAATATCTGCAAGTGTTCTATGACCGTTATCATTTAAATGAAACAAATCATTCGGCAAACAATTCTCTACTTTAAATATATCTCTACAAATTATATTGTTGTTCTTGTATGATTCTAATAACTGTAACTCACCAAGAGATGATCCGTAAGGGCCTGCTTGTATAAAATATAACTTAGTAATGCCGTATTCTTTCATCAAACATTGAAACATCATATGATTAACTCTGAACTTTTCTATTTCAAACTCCGGGTTAATAAAATTTCTCCACAGTTTTGCAAATTTGTGTTCTTTGCCATCCGTGTGTGTATAAGTATTATGTTTAATTTTAACAAGGCTGCCGCCGCTTTCGCCATGGTAATTTTCCCCAGCGCCACCTAATTGTTCCAGGGGCCGAGGAGACCAGAATTCATTTCGTTCTGGAGTAGTGTATTGCACTATTACTGTATCGTCAGCAGTTATTTTATTATCAACAACATGTGATACTAGCAACCTCCACATGCGATAATTAGATCCAGAAGCGCCTGCTAAATGAAGATACTCACAGGATAACTTCTCTGAAAGATATTCGCCCCATGGTTTTCCAACTTCGAAATAGTCACTAACTGAACATCCTGCCACTACTAATCGTGTCATAATAATTTATTTCCTTTAATATATCTTACTAATTCATTTGCCCACGCTTCGTGTCCTGAGGGACTAGGATGCCAACCCACTAAAGGATCAGCAGTATTTGCTTCAATAAAACTTTTGAATGTACTGTCAGGCTGATCTTTTTTGTAAAATCTTACTGGATCAACTGTGTTCCATAAAGTTTCAAAGTTTAATTTTTTTATGTTTCTTTCGCCGTTTTCAGAGTATGAGTATGTACTTACTTTATAATCAACACTCTTTAACTCCTCTACCATATCAAGATCATCCCACTTGTCAGGAGCGTTGTTCGGAGTTTGGTAAAACGCATTGTAACATAACCATTTAATATTATGAGCATTGCAAAAGTTTTGGAATTGTAGTACCGTTGTTACATGACGAGGCATATATTCTTCCGGGTTCCACATATATTGAACATACAACTTCCAAAGTTTTTTCATCGGTTTATCATCAAAGTGTTGATGTTGCGGCCATAATCTAAACTTACGCGAAAAGGTGCCGTTTTTCCACCAAAAGCTGGCTCGTTCAGGACTTGTCCATCCTATAACTACAAATATGTCATCAGTTGGTTTATTACAATCTAAGTACTCTGTAGAAATATATGACATTGTTCTTTCTATTATAGTTCTGTTATCATCACCGGGCCAACTTAAATTTACATAGTCACATCCTAATTGCTGGGACATGTGATGCGGATAAATTTTAGGTATCCTATAGCTGTCATTTTCTTCTAAAAAATCCCATGCTCCTGGATGAGTATCTTTACTATACTGTTTAGCTAGGTTAGGGTCTGCAATTTCAGATCCAAACGTCCAACTATCACCATCAAAAATTAATTTCATTATCTATACCACTCAAACCAAAGTTTTTTTATTTTATCGTAGTCATCAACTGAATCTAGTCCTTTGTCTTGCATGGTGCTCCGTATAACTGCATAGTCGACATTCAAAGCATCAGGATAAATGTTATGATCTACTGCATACTGATATAGTAGTGTACCAGGTCCTAAGTATAAATCTGTATTGATGTCAATTGGCGGCTCTGATGTTTCTAGGTTTCTACTGTCTCTATTTTTTAAAGCATAATACTTATACAACCCTGACATAGTATCCATTGTCTTACTGTCACCAAAAAACATAATATCATCAAAGCATTGTTTGTTAAATTCACCCGGAAATCTGCT